AAAGTGAAGCATTTCCGTGATTATCAGGGAATAAGTCGGAAGTCATTGTTCCAAGATTTGCGGTATAATCAATGTTAATCGCTCCTGATGCGATAAGCGATTGGTTATCAGCTCGAACAAATAGGCCATTTGGGTTCAAATCAGTTAATTGAGCGGTAAGTGCTCCATCAGATGCAACCATTGAGTTAAGTGCATTGCCATAATCAGCACCGGCTTGCCATACAAAATCCACCTGGTCAATAGCAATTGCTTGACCTGTAGCCACATTCACATATGCACCCAAATCAATGCTTCCGGCAATTCTAGTGCCATCAGGGCTTGCAGCTGGTAAAGTAATCGTTTCGGTAAGGTAAAAGGAGCCTGTTTTTGCGGTCGCCATGCAATTATGGGCACGCCGCCAGTCTATAAACATCACTTCAATCTTCTTTATTCGGACAGCACCCTGGCGATAATTCACGCGAAGCGGTTACCCTTACCCACCCCCACCCACCCTACCATAAGTACCAATACCATAAGAACATAGCGGCTATATGTATATATATCAAGTATGGAGACGCCCCTTTATGCGCAACAAAATGATAACGCTATGTCCGACGAGCTATGAATTAGCCCAAAAAATGCCCAATTTTAGCGGCTGGGTGCGCATGAAGTTGCTTGAAGATAGTGTGGTTATACACACGCTTTCGACTGCTCCGGCCCCTTTGCCTAAGAATTACATGTGTAAGCATTGCCTAGCTGTTGAAGACCATTGGTCTATTCAATGTGAGTTGATACAATGAGATGTTCAAACTGTGGAATTGATATGAAAGGATTTCATGTTGGTTATTTGAAGGTGACAGAAAACTTTGGAGGTCATTACCCTCAAGAAGAGTTTATTTTTTGTCAATATAAGTGTATGGTAGGGTGGTTTGAATGACGCATGAAGAGTTTCCAAACATGACTTTTAGAAGAACAAACATTACTTCGACCCCATTTGATAACCCACATATTCGCAATATTTTAGATCGTGTGGTTAATTTTGCCAATTATGAGAAAAAAGGTAGAGTGCTCATGTGCGACCCTTTCGCCCGTGAATCATTTACCAATTACCTTCAGGGTTGTATTACTAATGATTTGAACCCCGCGTTCAATACAAATTATAATCTTGAGTTCAAAGACTTCGCGTATAAAATGAAAGAGCTCGAACATCGATTTGATGTTGTATTCTTTGACCCACCATATAGCCTTCGACAATTGAAAGACCAATATGATGGAATAGGTAAAGACTTGAAGCTATGGCAAACGCATAACATGTGGGGTGAAGGAAAGGACGTGTTGGCTCAACTGGTAAAGCCTGGTGGCGTAGTCGTATCTTTAGGTTGGACTACTTCAGGGTTCGGTAGGAAAAGAGGTTTTACAAAGAAAGCAATACATGTCTTTGAACAAGTCGCACGCGAAGACCGTTATGCTTTGTTCGTTACAGTAGAACAAAAAACCCAATTGACTTTGGATTCCTTCAGCGAAGAAGAATGAGTTCATGAAAACGGCACCTTTGGAGCATTACCAGCTTCTTCTCCGGTTCGACGAATATGCTCAACAAATCGAATAAGAACATAAGTCGGTGTAATGCGTGCCGTTAATTTAGGTTTAATGGGATTTGATATTGAAGTTCGTGGATATGGTGGATGTACGAATTTCCTTCCCTCCAACCGTTTGGAAGTTCTTACAAATGGATTATAGCCAACATTAACAAAGTCTTCAGGGTAGAATAATGGATACATCATCGGCAATTGTATTTGCATACTATCACTTTTGATTTGCTAATTCATATGATCGTTTGAGCCGTTGCATATACACCAGTTCGGTTTCATTATCCATGTAGCCATTGAGTATATGACGCGCTGCAGGTACAACAATAACAGAGCTCGGGTCTAAGTCTGTACCAATGGTAACTACAATTCGATAGCTATACAATTTGTCAGCGGCTGTCGGCTCTCCTGAATCAAAACGTCCTGATGTTTCTAATTGCATATAATCAGGATAAGTAATGAATGTATTAGTAGTATAGAAACGGTATTGCCCAAATAATAGTGTAGACCAATCTTGCGCCGTTTGACTCATACCCGGAGCACTTCCAAATGTCGTGACTTTAGAAGCAACCTCAGCAATATCCATTGGCACTGATGTAATTACATCAAGAATAACAACAGCTGAATATTGAGAAGAAGCTCCAGCTTTGAATGTAACAACGCCTGGGTCTTGAAGTCCAACAGCTTCAGGGAAATATGTTAATGAATCCATAGCATAACCGGAAAGGTCTATTTCCGTTTCATGAAACAATACAGTAGGCGAAACAATAGACCATCCATTCAAATTACTCCATGTACCGGTTGCATTGTTTGCATAAAGAGCTGGGTGTAAAGCCTGTAGGCGTCGGTTATTGTATTCGATTTCAGGCATATAATCACTTCTTTGCTAATTTATGAGCGGCTTTTTGCGCACGCTTAAATCCGTCTTTAGCCCATTTGCCCGATTTGAGTTTATATTTTGGAGCTACTCTTCGGAACATTTGCCCGTATCGCTTAGAGTAAGCACTAGCTTTGCGCTTAGTTTTCTGTTTTTTAGGTGTTGGCGCAGGCTCGCCCCTATCCACAGTGATATCGCGGATATCAGTGCGATGAGCGGCTGCATATCCGGCGGCAAAGCCTCTTTCATATTCTGACACCAAAACCGCCTCAATTGTCGGAGGCTGTGCTTTGAATCGCTATGGCCATCCAGTCTTTAGTAGCAAGCTTAACAACACGGCATCGAATGCGAGCGGTGACATATACTTCACTCGCCCCACTGATCGTATTATCGTTTCCACCAATCAAATATAGGCTATCATTAACAACCATAAAAGATTCAGAAAGTGAAGCATTTCCGTGATTATCAGGGAATAAGTCGGAAGTCATTGTTCCAAGATTTGCGGTATAATCAATGTTAATCGCTCCTGATGCGATAAGCGATTGGTTATCAGCTCGAACAAATA